AGACAATATCAGCATTCCATTGACAGTCATGGCTTCATTCCAACGACGTAATGTCAGCAATGGATTAGTGCTGTATTGTAGACTGTCATGCGCCCACATTAGATCAATGCTGACTGGAAATATCTGTTCATCACTGAAATCTCTTTGAACTTTATTAATATTTTTGAGAGCGGGAACCTGTGCTAGTTTAGCAGGATCATTATCTACTGCAAAACAATTAAAATTATAGGGTTCTGGTGGCTCAGCATAATTTTCTAAAGTAGCCCACCAAGCGACATCTTCACCTGTGCCACAGCCCATGTCAGCTATGTTTCTTAGGCTTTCTAAGAAAGTATCATATTGCTGTATAGTTTCTAAAATACCCAAACTGTGTCTAGCCAATTGATGCGTCCTCCATACCTGCTGTACGCAAGCGGGTGACATGTCCTAGCATGAAGTTCTTGCTTTCAAGCCCTTTCATGATACCTAGCCATTTGTTGCGTAACAGTGCTACTTCATTGATGATGGTCTCAAAGTCGATGACTTCGTCCTCGCCATCAACATACTTTTCTGCGTCACGACTAGTTAAAGCACGAGCGTATCCTTCTAGATACTTTTGGAAGTGTTTCTTGCGTATTTTTCTTAACTGAATGTTGAGGTAATTAAGAACTGCTTCAATCTCCTGTAGCTGATTGAAACGTCGTTCTGTAATTCCGGGCAGGCCAGCAAGATTCTTTTCTATGTTACCATAGACTCCAACTTCTGTTCGTGCTTCATCTAATTCCCGTTCATAGTGCTGTATGAAATCAGGAATACTACCTAAACTTGCTACTACACGGCTATACCACATTAATAGTCATCATCCTCATCTTCATCGTAATCAGCTTCTTCCGTTTCGTCTTCGCCTAGATATTCTTGTAGACTACGTTTAAGATAGCTGTCTGTACCTGCAAATGTTTTAAGGTCACGTTCAACGATATTGTGATCTGCTACGATAGCCAACACATGATCTGCTGCCGCTTGGCGATCTTTAGGAGCGATATACTCTTTACAAGTAAGCCAAACTTCGCCTAATGCATCTAATTCAATACTCATTCTGTTATCTCCTCATCTAGTAACGCTGGTGCTTCTGGTGCTGGACCATTCTCTAATAGTTTAGCATTAGCTGAAATCTCTTTCATCACAATGTCTAAACAACCTTCTTCATTTGATTCCCATGCTTTACGGAATTGTTTGATTTCTTTGCCATCTGCTGTGACAAATGCTAGGCGGTTACCATCTTTCTTAAGCAAGCCTTTGGCTTCCATCATATCAGTTAACCCGCTGTATGGGTTCATACCCGTTTCGTATGGAATTTTGATCTGCACTGATTCAAAAGGTTTGGCATATCTAGTTTTCATGATCTTACATGCAGCACGTATACCTTTGACTTCTGAAATCTTGTTACCATCTTCGTCTTCTTTGAGTTTAAGTTTACGCATAGCAACTACGATACTTGATGCGTAGATAAAACCTTGTCCACCTGAAATCTTATCATCTGGATCAAACATGTCCTGTGATGCATAAGTGTGGTTAGTTGCTACTAATCCAACATTATGGCTACCAAACATATTTACACAATTACGCACCAATGCTGTCAATGCCTTAGGTTTACGGCCCATATCGCCTTTTAAATCGCCTGCTTCAAATTGATTGATGTCTGTTGGTGTCAATAACATACCTAAACTGTCAATAACAAACAAGACCTTTGGACAATCTTCTTTTGGTAATGTCTTATATTCTTTCATGAACTCATGGATTGTTTTAGCTACATCATCAATCATAGCTAGATTGAGTTTAAGTAGTTTATCCTCGCTGGTATCTACACCTAAGTCATGCAACCATTTTTCATCAAGCGCATTTTCTGTATCAACTAAGATAACATAGATGCCATCTTTCTGTGCATTACGGATTAAATTACCACTACAGATAAAACTTTTACCTGCACCACTTTCACCAGCAAACACTGTAACTTTACCTAGTGGCACACCACGGTGGAAGTCACCACTGATTAAGTAGTTAAGTGTGTAATTGCCTGTTGAGATCCAGTCAGTAGGATCATTAAATCCCGTGCTAAGTCCATCGATTGACTTGGTAATTGATTTTCTAAATTTTGATATATCAAATGGTTTTGCCATGATTATTTCCTTTTTTATTAGTTAAAAATGTTGTAAAAATCTTGAGTATTTGTAGGCATGCTCGACAATAATCGACAATCTGTATGTGATTTATTATAATGCATTAACAGCATCGCATAAATTAAACTGCTTTCGTAAAAAGTTAAAGTAATTGGTTCGTCTTTTCCAGCAATAATCTGATCAACTAACTGATAATACCTGTCAACTTTGTTAACAAAAGATTGATTGGCTACAACCACATTATCTGCATATTCATCGATTCTGTCTGCCAATGGCGTTAATCCACATAGTTTTAAATATTGTACAATGGCAAGACGATTATTCCAATACCAGTCAATCTCAAAAATTTTATCATACTCAGTGTACCAATCTATCGGACTGGTTAATTTATTTTTTATCCCGACTCCAGCCAATTCGATTTTTTCACCTATAGTTTCGGCCACTTGTTTAGAATATATACTTATATCCTCAGAGGTAGGAGCTGGCCAAAAATCTACTTTATAATGTCCCATCTCAAGAATCAGTATCCTGGATCGAATGTTAAATGATGTAGATACTAGCAAATTAGGCATAGCCCATTCAATATATTCTTTAGTATTAATTTTATTTGGATGATTAATACTTTTTATGCAAGACGATTCTATCTGATGTTGATTCCCAACTATATTTTTAAATTTTGAGTGGTCTGCATCACCTTCTACTGTACAATAGTCTATCAACCCTATTAGGGTATGGCCCAACCCACCGTGAGGGTAAGTTAAATACAACATGTATATAAATCTTTAAAAATAGAATGGCTATCTAATTTCCATAGTTGAACCAATGATGCTAAGTCAAATAGTTTTGCCATAATTATTTGCCCTCTATTAAATTATATAATTCTGTAAATACTGTACTACTATCTAATCCTCTTCGTTGATCTAATTCTTTTAGCTCAGCGAATGTTGAATCGATGTTCTTATCGAACGGTATATCTAAATAGTTTAACATCAACTGTAACGAATTGTAAAGAGAATATTTTGGATTTGATGTTGCTAATTTAGCCTTTAATTTAATTCTAATATCATCAATCATATGAATTGGTAAGTTGCTTACATGCCACGGAGCAGGTGTATCCAATGGGTTTACAATAAATGTATTTTCATGGAATCCCATTCCTTGTAAGAAGTCAAAACATTTTAATATCGACGATCCATTTAGAACAAACCAAGTTGAATTAAAGTTAATTAGTTTAAAATCTTGTGTTAGTTCTTGTAGATTTTTTACAAATTTTGTCCAAGTGCCACCATATCTGACATACTCAAATTCTTCTTCAATACTGTCAACGCTAACTGTCCAATGAACATTCTTAAATGTTTTGAGTAATTTATATACCGGACCATCAATAACACTTAAATTTGTATTGATTCTAATAGTTACATCTGGATTTATTTCTTTAAGTTTTTCCAACAACACAACATTTTCTTTAATCAATAATGGTTCACCACCTGCTAGATAAACATGTTTTACGCTTTCTAGATTATTGTAGATATATTCTAAAGATTCCTGTAGTGCTTGTTCATTAATAATTGGTGTCTTGTTAAGCTCGCGTGCCCACGCACTGCTTAGATACTCATCACAGTACACACAGGCAAAGTTACAGGTGTTGCTCCAACGAAGATCTAACATTTTAAGTGTGTAGTTCTCTGGCTGGTCAAACATAGATAAATCATCATCTTTTACTGTTTTCAAATACCAAACTCTATTACTAACTTGATCAAAACTATTGCGTTGATTATGCTCTAACCTGTAACAGTGTGAGCATCTATCATGGAACACATTAGACAACATATCTTTTTTAATATTTTGATTTGCTTGTCCTTCTAAAATATTAACTAATTTTTCATTATTGATATTACCAATGGTTTCTGGAGTAACGGCGCAATTCCTAACGTCTCCGTTAGGTTGAATATATACACCAATCCATGGTAGTACACAGAAATTTTTCTTAGTAAGGTACGTTTTATGATCCATGATGATTTGGTCCTAGGGTTATTTCATTAATCTCTAAAGTTGGTCCAACTGAGTTCAAACACTCTACTAATTTTTCAGCCCAATCATCAGCGTTAGCATGATCTGATCCTGCATCAGGTTGTGTAGCGACCGCACCAGGTTTAACTAATGTTATTGATGGCCACATGGATCTAGCTCGTAGTTGATTACATGCTTCTTCTAAGGCACGTTTTTGTACTAAATATTCATCCCATTCAACCCTAGGTGATACCGGTACCATAGTCATTTGTGTGCTAATTACTATGATATGTTTATTTTCTTGTCCTTGCCATTTGCGCCATACTTCAAACAATAATTCAGTTTGTGCGAATCCAGACTGTGCATTATTAATAAACATATCGCAGGGTTCGATCATACCTGCTATTTTAGGTAGACTGCGAATGTTATATCCGTTGCGACGACTAAGTCCAACGATTTCATGTCCTTGTGCTTCATATATCTTGGCTAATGCTTGACCTATACCTGCTGAATGTCCTGTTATAGCAATTTTCATAGGCCTCTCAACTTGTTTTGTTTTTGTATATATGCCAATGATTCTGGCGCACCTTTATTTTCAACGGTCAATTCTCTAGGTTCTTTAAGATAGGCATAGCTATGATCTAAATTATGTTCTTTAACAAACTCTAATATGTTAGGTAAATCGTCTACATTCAGGGCACTAACAGTAGTCCATGTGTTTAGTTTAACAGGCATGGCCATATACCGTTGTAGATTAGCATAGAACTTGTCCCATTTAATGGGCCAACGTACAAGATCATGCACTGATCCAATACCATCTAGACTAACTGTAACAGTAACCTGTACACCACGTTCACAAAGTGTTAAAAGTTCTTCTAATACTGTGCTACAATTTGTGTTTAGTCTGATTGATTTAATTGACTTGGGTAAGTTTACCAGTATATGTTTATAGTTTTTACTATGGCTAGGTTCACCACCGTTAATGTCTAAGTGTACCACTCTATCCAATGGCAATTTCCAAAAAGCATTAGAGTTATCTACAATAGGATATGTTTTACTTTTCAAACCACCAATTAGTGTGCTATGATTTTCATCGCAGGTTAGACATGCGCTGTTACATACATTGTCTAGTACACCACCTACGGTTAGGTAATCTTTTGTGGTTTGTAATTTGTCAAATTTAATAGCATTTAGTCTGATGCTGGTATTGTTTTCCTGTTCTGTTTCCATACAGCGTTCACATTCATCAGGCCAAATGCCTTTTGCCATACTTTCTTTAATCTCATGCAACCATTCGCTGTTTTCCATGGACTCTAAGGTAAGAAATTGTGCCTGCCTAGTCATATGGCCACAACGACTAACAGTGCCGTTGGGATTAAGACGAACAAAATGATCTAGTCTAGGACAATACATGCTCACAGGCCTTGGGATCTTGTTCTTTAAGATATGTTAATATTTCATTAAATGTCAGGGTTTGTCCAACTAAACTTAATAGTAAATTATCTATTCTTAGGTACATTTCATTATGTATATTTGTGTTTAGTCTATCTACGACTTCCTGTGATAATATTTTTTCTTCGTTTGGTTTTATATTCAGAGGAGTAAATTCTTTTAAACTATCCATTCCATGTAAGTGTAACTTAGTTGTAGATTTGTCAGTGTATCTTGTTAGGTTAACTAGCCAACTAAACTGTGGTGCGTAATGTCTATTAAGGAACAAATATGTTTCAGCGAAATAGATAATAGTATCTAAATCCAATTGGGGATTATCCCTTAAGATATTATAGACGTAGGTGTTAAATCCAGAGATAAATCTCTCTTGGGGGTTTCTTATGATCACATTGATATCAGTTAGCTTTCTTATCTGTTCATTGAATAAGATTTTACACTTCTGTGCTTGAGCATATTCATTGATACTACTACTGCCATTTTTAAAAATGGAATAGATGTACCGTTGTGAAGCTAATTCAATAACTTCACAACGGTCAGGAAAGATAATATCATCTATCCTACTTAACATCTATGTATTGCTTATTGCGTCTTCTGACGATTGCGGATCATCGCTAAGATGTCTTCAGCACGTTGTGTGCCACCCGCTGGAGGTGTTGCCACTGGTGCTGTAGGAGCCGCTTCAGCTACTACTGGTGCTGGAGATGCTACTAGAGCAGCAGGAGTATCAAATTCCTCATCAGCTACTGCTGGTGCTGATACTGCTGGTGTTGCTGCCGGAGCCGCATCTGTGTTAGCTGCGCCCATACCTCTTGGTTTGTAATAGTTACTCCAACGATCTGAGTCATATGCTTGACCATCCACTGATGCTTCAAACATTTCTTTGATAACTTTTAATTCAACATCATTTGGTTTCTTTGGAAGAAAATCAGCTAGATTAAACAAACCATATTGCTCAATCGCTGCCGCTTCATCTGCTGTTAGTGCAGATTCTTTACGTGACCATTTTGATGTGCTGTAATCAGCATAACCACCTTTTGATGTTTTAGTAACTGTAAAGTCTAAACCACCTTGGTAGTCTGTTGGAAGATTTTCTAACTCTGGATCTAACAATGCAGCCTTGACTAGATTGAAAATCTGTGGGCTGATGATAAATCTACGAATTGGGTTTGCTGGTGATTGATCATCTTTTAATGGATTCTCACGCACAAAACCTTGGAACAAGTATGATCGTTTCTTCCAATACTTACGACCCATTTCTTCTAAACTTTGGTCCTTAAACCAAGTACGTACTTCTGCTAAGATTGGACATGCTTCGCCCCACATCTCAACACAAGGTACTTGAACTGTGACTGGTTTACTGTCTGCTTGACCTTTAATGCCAGCAAATGGTAAATTAATCATTGCTCGTTCTACCCAAAAGAATGTGTTTTTTGTATTTGCGTCTGGAAGGAATCGGATGCGAGCGTTTTGACCCTCTGCGATGTTCCAATGTGCGTAGATAGCGTTATCGCCACCACCTTGTGAATTGCCTGAACTGCGTGACTCTTGTGCTTGTAATTTTGCACGGATTTCTGCTAATGAAGTTGCCATGTTATTTCTCCTTAAGTTGGTCTTAAAATATGCCTAAACGTATTAGTCATATAAAACATAATACGCTATTATTATTTATCTCGCAATGATTATTTTACAAATATTTTACCAAAACATCAACAATCTTTTGATAACCGTGTATATCTGGGTGAACTTCATGCCAATTACGGTAAATTAAATCTAATTTATCTGCATTATCTATGGCTAATTGTTTAAATTCTGTGCCAAATTTCTGCATGAATGCTGGTTCCTTATCCAATTGACTAAACCATTCTGGATCACTGAGATATCCATCTTGTTTAAGTTCTGGTATTAATAATTTAGTTGCACTTGGTACAGCCGCAACAAGATTTGAATAGTTAGTTATGCTAGGATGTAGTTGACTCCAACCACCAACACACAATATTTTGATATTATATTTGATTGCTATACTGTTTAATTTAGAATAAAATCCAGTAAAATAGTCATCAATCATTGCTTGCATTGACGCCCAATTAGTCAATGAATCTACAAATTTTTGGTCTAAGGCTTTCCATTTGGTATGCGTATCTTCAGGGGTCTGTTTTACATAAAGATACTTTTCTCTGAATATGTCTGTTTGTAAAAATATTATATGATTAATCGAATTTAAATCAAATTCTACTATTTTATCAAGAAACGTACCATATAATGACCTACCAGTATGATGCCATTGTCCTTCTAATCTATCTATCATTAGCCAATTACTGCCACCACCTTGACTAATATTCGTAATGGTATGTCCCATACTTTCTAAAATAGATTGTATGCCTTCTCCAGTGGGGGCATAATTATCACCCACACCTGAAAATACTCCGACTCCCCAGCTATCGCCTGCGATTAATATTTTCAATGTACACCTGCCTGTTATGTTCAAATATTGGCATTAATTCTTTATGCATGGGTTGAAGATCAGCATACGATAATTGTGCGATTCTATCAATTTCAGAAATAATTGCTTGTAATCGATCATAGTTATTTGTAATAGTATCGTAGGTTTCGTTAATCCATGGACTAAATGTTTTGAACCCAAATGTTTTAAGTTTGTTTAAAGTCCCTGCGCCACTCATCACAACAAATGGTTTACCTATGTATAAATTTTTAACTGTTTTTTCTGTGATCCAAGTTGTAGTTATACAATCTGTTTCCACAATTATTTCCATAAAATAATCATTGTAAGGTTTACGGCTCGCTCCTACAATCATTTCGTGGTCATACACTCGCATAGGGAATAATTGATCATATATGATAGGAGTATTCGCTTCTGCCCAAGCGATTTCATCTGGAAAATACTTTTTTAATCCCCAATCACATAACATACCAGGTTCCTGATACGAAATATGACTATCATCTACGTAGTTTTCTTTAAGGTGTTTAGCAACTAATAACCTATAAAATGTACCACGATGAAACCATACAGCAAATTTTTTGCTAAAAGGTCCTTGCGGTATAGGTATGTCTTTTATTGTTGGATATAATGTTCCACACCATTGAGGTACTGATTCTTTTTTAATTACAGTAATATTAGGGATTTCAAAATCTTCTCTGCAAATAACTGCGCAGGTATCTGACGTTAAAGAAAAACACTCAACAATATTTTTAATTATTTCGATTGCGCCAGATAGTTGTAGTATTGACCCATCTTCAGATAAAAATAAAAATCTTTTGTTTTGCCCTTGTTTGTGTAATTGATATATTAGTTGATCTACTCCTCTTAAAGAGTATGTACGTTCAAATAAACAATCAAAATTTACTACTAGAACATCTTCTAATTCTAATATCGTTTCAAATCGATCATGATAGTTAACGGTATTAACTTTCTGCCAGAAAAATCGTTCCAATGGATGCATAATCATACTTATCAGGCAAAAGAAAAGGCACTATAAAAGTGCCTTTGTCTTATGATATTGTATCTTATTTTAAACCTGCTAGTTTTTTCATATCTTCTTTAACACTTGACCAATCTTGTTTATATAAATTGTCCATAGGACCTGGTACTTTGCCATAAGATTGTGCCACACTAGGGACTGTTTGGACGAAACCTGTCAATGCTTTGCCTTTGTCTATCCATTGTTGTAATGGTCCTGGTTTAGTATCTTTGAATAAGCCTGGTGCTGTAGTAACTACTTGTCCATTTTTTAATTTAGCTTGGATAGCTGTTGGAAGTTTTGTATTTGGGCTAGGGCCTAAGATCGTAGCCATCGTGCCTTCTGCTGGAATGTAAACTTCTTTGCCAATTAACGGTTTTAACCATGCCATAAATCTACTGTCTGTTTCTTCTAAATTTGGCGCATTGAATTTTTTAACTACTTCTGCGTTAACTTTTTCAATATGATATATTTCGCCATCTACCTGGATGATATAATTTTCGCCTTCATCCCTGAGTACTTTACCTGAAATTTCTGGTTGAGCACGATTTCTTATGATATCGCCTACGTTGACTACGTCTTCGTTTAATGCTTGTTCAAATGCTTCGTGTAGGTCACTGTGTTCTTGTTCAATACCAGCGTCGCGTTCGATCATGCGAACCCAACTGCTGATGTCACTGCTACCAATTTCTTCAACAGGTGCAGCGAATTCTGCTATTTCACGGGCCGCTTCTAATACACCATCTGGGCCTAGTTTCTTTAATAGTTCATGATGACTGTGTGCGATCCTACGGATGATAGCTGATTGGATGGCTTCAAAGCCACCGTCATCTTCTTCATCTTCTTTCACTTGATCTTTGTACAAGTCGTCAATGTCACCTAGGTAACCATCGCAAGCATGTTCTTCATCGTTTGGGCAGTCACCGCCGCAGTATCTACATTCTTCTTTGTCTTCGTATACTACACCGTCCATGCCGCCATCACCTGAGCCATATGTGTTGCCTTCATCTACAGCATCACCTAGACCAAGATACCAAAACCAATTTTCAAATCCGCCTGGGTTAGTATCATAATCTGCATGGGCACTGTTCCTAGCACCACGACACATGCGGTCAAATTCTTCTGATGCGCCATGTTGCCTAGCGATAGCTGCTAGTTCTTTATACAGATGTTCTGCGCCTGCTGCATCTTTATATTTTTCAATTTTTGGTGCTAGTTCATTATACTTGTCAGATAATTCTGCATGTAATTCACCCATGGCACCTTCATCAATTTCTTGTTCTTCACCTGGTTCTGCTGGTTTATCAGGATCACCAAGTTCGTCTAAGATGGCTTGATACATAGTTGGGTTGAGATCCTGTAGGCGATCCATAACTGTATCACGTGCATCTGCTTTAGGATCTACTGCTGCCAGTTCTCCTAGTTTATCAAATAATATATCATCACCAAAGATGCTGTATAGCGCATTGGTAGCGTTTTGTGCATCAACACCCACTGGCAATTCTTGGCTTAATAGTTCAATTAGCTTGTCTTGATCATCAGATGTTTTTGGCAGTGCCCAAGAGCCTTCTGCTATATTGTTAGCCCAGCTTTCAAATTGTTCTGTAAATTTATTATTCTTTTTCATATCATAAGCCTTGTATACTAATGGTAGTGCATCTGTCATTTTTTCATTGAACACACGCTTGATAAAGCGTTCTTTCATTTCATCTAAATTGGCTTCATCTTCTGGAATATAACTAGTTGATGTAGCGACGAATTGTTCTTTGCAACGAGTGTAACCTTTCTTACCACTCATGCGTTTGAGAGTATTGTTTAGTAAACCATGATATTCAAATGCAGCTTCAACCATGCTTTGTGTTTCACTATCTTCAAATGTACGACGGCGTACATTGTTCATGAATGGTTTAAGTTTCGTGCATTCCATCGCCATTTCGCAGATGTGTTTGCCCAAATCATCATGTGGAGTGCCACCAGCTGACACATGGCGTGCCATAGCACGTGCACCTGTCAAACTCTTGAATGGCATCTTGAAACGTTCACCTTCTGAATTTTCAACGTAAATGCTGTTGATATGACGGCTGCGTGCACCTGTCATTTCATCAACTACTGGAGCTTTATGACGTACGATAATACGTGCAGGCCCAAACTTTTGATAGCTGGACTTGCTGGTACCATATAGTTTGCTTTCACCAATGACTTCATCTTTGTCGTATGTAGCATCAGCTTTGCTTTGTTGTGCGATATCGCGATGTTTTAGTGTTGAACGTGTGATATCACGGGGTTCAAAACTTAACAGATTACGTTTGGCAAATTCACGCAGTTCACGCAAGAATTTATACCAATGTTTCTTTTCATGCTCTGATAAACCGTCCGTGATGTTCTTGCTGAAGTAGACTTTCAGTGACGTTTCGTCAATCAAACTCATGGTGATGTTACCATGGTTTTCACCATCTACTACATAATCAAAGTTGAAAAAACGTGCTTTTTCAGGATCACTGGTAGCTTTGGCATTTTCGTCACCTAAGCTGACATCCTCAAAACGATCACGGATTTTTTCAAATAGACTTTCTGCGATTTTGTTAACTTCTCTCATATAACTATTTATCTTTAAGTGATAAAGAACGGCATTGGCTCTACGATGTCTTCTAGGCTGTCTTTCATTTTGAGATCCAGCTGGCTATCAAAGCTCTGCAGCATCTGTGCCATGCGTACTATCAATATCAAGCTCATAACTAGATCGTCAGTTTCACCTGGTTTAGCCGCATAGCTAGCACCGTGGGCTACAAATGTTTTTAGTTCTGATATCAGTGGGCGGCTGACGACTGTCATTCTGCGGCTTTCTATTAGATTTTTAAGTTTAGCACAAGCTGATATTTTACTTGAATTCGTAGTGTTAAACCCTTTGCGATAACGTCTTCCACCACCACCCATGCGTTTGGGTTCACTTAGGAATATACCACGTATGTTTTCTTCGCCAATTTCACTGATACTTATCAATGCGGCTTCACCTACTGTGTTGTTTTCAACGCTGTAATAGATGCTGGTGTTGGGCACTACCTCTGCTAGATATTTGGTGATTTCTGTCAGGATTCCTACCTGCTGTTGTATAGGTGTACGATTGTGTTGCCATTCACCTACTTGTTTGAATGTAGGTAGTTCAAATACCTGTATGCCAGCTGGATCACCACCTGTACCAAGACTAGGATCTAGTGCTACCACATAGGTATAATTAGGTTCTGGCTTTTTATACCAGCGTACCTGCCCTTGGCGTTCTATAGGATCTAGGCCATCCATTTCAATCAAGAAACTTGGATTGATCAGTGTTTCGTCCCAGATAATGAATTCACAGTCCATTTCACGGCGGAAACGCTCATCACCTAGCTGTGCCCGCTGTTGGATAGCCCATTGCTCATCTCTGTCAGGATGTTCATTCCAATATGAGCGGAATGCTTTAAACCCGTTAATGCCTAGCTCAGTAGGGTTACCAAATTCATCAAACTGTTTGTTAGCACCTTTCCATAAGGTAGCGAACTGGTCCTCAT